GTCATGAACGTCTCCCCCAAGGAGAAATTGTTCAACCATACTACAGTGGCGGAGGAATTGCGAAAAGCTGGTATTACGTATACGATGGCGGACAAGACTTCCGAGTCTATTCCGTTAATCCACCTCAAGGATATTAACTTCCTTAAGCGTGGTTTTCGTTACGAGCCTGCATTGAAGAGGCATGTTGCACCCATTGAGGAGGCTTCTATCTCTAAGATGCTGCATAATATTCGAGGCACTGGTGTTCCTGATTTGGAGATCGCCAAAAGTGCTTTGTTTACAGCAAATCGTGAATTCTTTCTGCATGGCGAGGAGACTTTCAGCTATCGCAGGAACCAGTTGATCAAAGTTGGTCGAAACCATTTTGGACCAGATTATACTTTGCCTGACTGGAACTTGCTAGTTGATGAATTCCTCGAGGATGATGGACAAATTAAGGTTGTCAGCTCAGTCCCTGTAGACATGGTTCCAGAGCCACTGGAGCTGTCTCCACAATCAGGGAGTGAGATGCCTGCGTTTGTCTCCGTCCGTCCGGCGAGTTCTGGATCTTCTTCGGAATTAAGTGGAGCTGGTGTGCGAGAGTATGAGAATGAAAATGATCTGCTCTGGTATACTGATTCACTGATCGAGAATTCTGCCTTCATGCGGAATGACAAGGTAGCCGGTGGTTTAGGTGAGATTGATCTCGCCTATATGAACCCCTACTGTATTGTCAACATTGAGTGCAAACTTCTTAAGTCTCGCAATGGCACTCAAGCGAGCAGGTATGGCCAAGTGCTATTCCAGGCGTCCAAGTATGGTAAGATTCTACACTTGCTACGTCCAGACCTCGTCACGTTTTCTTTTGTGATGACCGAATATGGTCTGGAATTGGTTAAGGTTCGTGGAAAATTCACCGTGGAAGCCAAATTAGCGGCGTTTCATATTGTCCGTGGATTGACAACCCAAACGACATTTGAGCGTCAGCTCGTCAGAACTCGTTTCTAGGCGAGCCCAGCCCCTCACCGGGGGGGCGATATAAATACCCGGCCTGGCGTTGAAAGTTCCGCCAGTTGTGTATTCGTTAAAACTTTCCGTGTGCTGGATATAACGCACGACAACTTAGGTTGCTGAACCCTAGGTGTCGTGGACAGGTCAGTGCACGTCGGTAACGTTATGTGTGTCCCTATTTAGGGAAGGATTTCGCCGATCCGACAATTTAGCCTCTCTGACAGTGCGTTGATGCGCGCACTGGACATGAATCATAAATTGCATTTCTAATTTGTATAATAATATATGTAATATCATTGATCCAATTGAAAGTGATCAAGAGTGTATGCTAGTTCCTCAGTCTGGTGAGGAGCGTATGGCATTTAGTATTACTCCGTCTTCGTCTGATTTTTCGGCGCAGAATGTGAGTTTCCAGGACAAGAATGTGGCTTATCACTACGAAGTCGAATCGAGCATGGACCCAACACGTATGGTGGCGGACATGAACGATGCTGACCTCGGCTCATTCTTTGAAAGACCCATCAAGATTGCCTCGTATAACTGGGGAGTAGGCACTAGTCTATTTGAGAATTTTAATCCCTGGCAGTTGTATTTCGAGAATCCGCGAGTTCTTAACCGACTCACGAATTTCAATCTGATGCGAGCTAAGCTCAATCTTAAAGTGATGATAAATGGAAACGGATTTTTCTATGGACGCGCTATCGCTTCGTATACACCGCTACACGTAAGTGACAACGTAACCGAGAATCGCGCCCTTATCCCCCAGGATGTGATTGGTGCCTCGCAGAGGCCTCACATTTACATTGATCCGACATATTCGACGGGTGGTTCTATGACCTTACCGTTTTTGTGGCAGAAAAATGTTCTGAATATCCCTCGTCAAGAGTGGCGTCAGATGGGAGAAATGAATCTCCGCTCCATTAATAACCTCAAGCATGCCAATGGTGCCAATGAAAGTGTCACCATTTCCATTTTCGCATGGGCCAGCGAGGTTGATCTTTCCATTCCGACTAG